TTATTTTGGTTTTTAACTCTTCATCATTACTTGATGATAGATTACCTTCTAACTTTTTTATGACTTCATTTCTTGTTTCATCGATTTCAGTTACTAAATCTTTCTTACTTAATGAAGTAATATTTTTCAATTCACTTATGACACCTTCATCTAATTGACTTAAGTGTTCATTTAATTTTTTATTTGTTATTTTTAATGCTGAAGACAGAGGAATATTAAACGACTTGTTTTCAACGATATCTGTCTTAGTACTTAGCGTGTTTAATAGAGTGTTCTTACTTTCTATTAAGTCTTCCACTTTTCTAATATCATTTACATCATAAATTTGGTTATCCAAGTCCTCGTAAATGTTTTTAACTTCGTTATTAATCTTACTATCTAACCATTCATTAATCTTAGTGAGATTATCTTGTTCTGATGACAATCTACTTCTTAAGATTCTAGTGGTTTCAGTTAAGTATTGTTCACCTTTAGTTTTGTCAAATCCCTTACCCTTATAAATTTCGTCATAAATGTAATAACTCTCAGACAATGTTTTATTAGAAATAATGTTATCTCTAAAAAACTTTAAGTTGTCTGAAAACGAATCAGTTTTATAACTTTCGACAAATAAAGATTCAAATTTAGACTTTATGTTACCAAATCGTATCATTTTCTTTTTTTATATAAATATTAGTCTTTAAGCAAATTGTCTAATTTTGTTTCTATTTCGCCTAGAGATTGTTTACCTTTAGATAAATCCAAGACCTGATTACCTCCAATCATATCTTCTTCAAGTAACATATTTAAGTCTTTATCATTAATAAAAGATTCGGGAGTAATATCACTTTCAGGTACATCACCTCCTAAGTCACCACCTAAATCTCCACCTAAGTCACCTCCTAAATCACCCGATGGTGGTGGTGGCATTCCGCCCCCTAAATCACCCCCTGTGTCGTCACCTTCAGTGGCCGATGAGTCTCCTGTATTATCTTTATTTCCGTACAATTTATCTAAAGTACTAAATATACCTGTTTTAGTTATAACTTCGGCTGTTTTCTCAAGTTCACCCGCCACAGCCTTTTCTATACGTTGTTGTTGCATATCAAGCTTCACTTCCTCGTCACTGAAACCTAAAATGTGTTTCTTAGCCCACGATGAAGAAACAGGTAATATACCATTACCTGGATCGGTAACAGAATCCCTATATAATTGTATCTTCTGTTGCCATTGTTCAACCTTTAGTAGGTCTGCTTGTGTTGATGGGTTAGTAAGACCTAAAGTAAAGTTATATAATTCATCTTCAAAACCTAAAAGATATAGATGAATTATAGCTATCTTATTTAATTCCTGAATAATAGATTTCTGTATTCGATTGATTGTTCTAGCAAATCTAATATCCTGTAATGCAAGATTTTTACCGTCACCTACGACTTCTTCAAAACCTAAGAAAGCCTTAGGAACTCGTAGAGCGGTTAACAATTTCTTTTGTATATATTCAATATCCGCAATTTCCGATAAATTCTGAGCGCCAGGTAAAGTATCAATAGGGTTCGGTGCGTTAGGGTCCCTAACAGGTATAAAATAGTCTTGGTCTACAGCCATCTGATTATATCTAAGATCTACATTACCGTTAGTTGGGTCTGCAATTTGGTCTCTTTTAAACTTATTCGCAACTCTATTCACATAAGGTTCAACATCCTTATCATCCATGTTACCAACAAAAACCTTAAATACCCTTCTCTCAGGTGCTCTTGACGTTCTATATATTAACATAGCATCTTCTGCCAATATTAATTGTTTCCAAATACGACGACCCTTTTCTAACATAGAAGTACCATAAGGTAGTTTTCTGTCGTCACCTAACAGTCTAAAGTGGGCGATTTCCCATGTATTAAATGTCATGTCTTTATTTTGCCACAAAAACTTTAAAGAATCGGCATCGGTATCTGATGTATTACGGTCAGGTTTTATCTTCATTCCCCTTTCTTGTCTACTTATTTCTATATTAGGTAATTGTTGACCTCCTACAACACCCTTATCAGGGTCTAATTTTAAATAGACAAAATTATCACCATACTTACATGTATTTCTAATCCACATGGGTAAGTTAGTGTTTATATCTAACTTATTATTAAATAAGTCGGCTAATATAGATTTGATTCTATTACTCTCAGAATAAATTTGTAATATGTAACCATCTTCGTCAGGAGTTGTAGATTCCTCAGCATATATATCTAAAGCTGCGGAGATTTCTGGAGTATACTCCATACTCTCATAGTCATAAAAAGATGCTAATCTTGTTGGTTCGTAATAGACGGCTTGGGAATATAGATTGTTTTCAACCTTTTGCCATTGTTGACCTAAGTAAAGGGTTTGTTGGGCTTGTAACTTCTCTCTTTCGTATTCTTGTTTACTATTAGTTTTTAAAATCTCTTTTTTATCAAACTTATAAGTTGGGTATTGTTGGTCCATCGTGGAATCGGGCCCAAAAACACGATTAAGTCTTTGCCAAACTGTATATTTATTATTATCTGCCATAAGATAGTTTTTAAATAAATATAAACCTTACTTAAATTAGGTAAAGGTTATCTTTTCATTCCACCAAATAACCACCCATATTGTTCGTAATCGGTTTTGTTAACACCGTTAGGTCTTAAATGACTATTATTATGATTGTTAGGCATAACAGGCACACCGGGGTTAAAATCTCTTGAGGTGTTCTTTACTGGTGTCTCGTTCACCATCCAACTTTCCATCATAGCCTTAGTTTGTTCGGTAACTTTCTCTAGTTGTGTGAAAGAACTCTCACCGACATAAATAGCCATCGCCATTGCCATGATTAAGTCATCATGTTGTCCTTTAATATGGTCAGGTCTTCCGTTAATATATACGAATGTATTTAACTCATTCATCATTCTAGATGAACGAACAATAAAATTATGTCTCAAGGCCTCCTCAAAAGCTGCGACAATCTGTACTCTCTTAGAATTAAAATTTAATCCAGGTATCTTCTCCATAGCCTTTGGGTTGTATTTCCACTTATCGGCAGAATTAACCCCTTCGACATATAAGTCCTTATAATTCATCTCCTGAAGTTTACGTGCGGTAGATACACCCATACCACCTGTAATATCAATCACAACGAAGGCGGAGTACATAGTTGCCCACTTATATGCAACTTCGGCTGCAACATCAGGTGGTATCTTACCTAAGTATTCTAAGACTTGTTCTCTTTCGTCAAAGTCTATGATACAGAATGTTGTGAAGTCCTCACTATCACCACGAGAGACATCAATACCCATGATGTACTTATGACCTACCACGGGTTCTTTCCATTGCCATAGTGCACCACCCATAAATTTATTTTCGGGGTCACGAATAAAGTTTTCCTTTATCTTTTCAATAGTGTCGTTAGGTATGACATTGTCACCTGAACCCAAGAAATTACACTCCAATTCCTGTGCAATCTTACGTCTATCAAACTTAAGTTTTTTTGCCATACCCTCAAACCAAGTGGAATATGGTTTGTATCCCTCTAAAAACTTTTCTTTTATCTCTTCAAAGTCACGTTTCATAGGGTCAACATGACTATAATCAATTATTATCTCTTCATCGTTATAATCCTCCCTATTTAACATGTAATGTACAATATCATTACATTTAATAAGTTTTAAGTCTTTAGCATAACGGGGGTCACGGTACCAATACATCTCTGTAATCTTAAAGTCATTCATCCCCCTCAATGACTGGTCATATATAGAATAATAAATTCTATCAAACCCGTTAGGTGTTGAAATTACGATTACTTTACCACCCGTAGATAGTGACGCCATACATGCCGACCAGAAATCATTATCAGCCTCAATAAACGCGGCCTCATCAAATACAAGTATTGTGGGTGTATAACCTCTAAGGGCATCTTTAGATGTTGCAACTGACTTTACCTCACAACCGTTAGTAAGTTTGTAGTGTCTCTGAGAATTTTTTTCATTAGAAAAATCAACACCAAACCAACTCGGCCATTGTTCTATAAATGCACGTATCTTACTTGCCATCTCAACAGAAGTGTCAAGTTTGTTTGCAATAATTAGAATCTTTTCAGGTTTAGATTTAGGTGCGGTAACTAATTTTTTAGATATCCACGCCGATGTCACTGTTGATACACCTGCCTGTCTATACTTAAGAGCTATATTTTCCTCATGGGTATCATAGTCGTTTATTAAACTTTCTTGGTCAGGAAAAAGTTGTAATGGAACATATTTTGATTGTGTATTATCATAAGTTTGTAGATATGTCCTTAACGCATACGAGGTGTCTTTTACACACCTCGCATACTCTAATAATACTTTTTCTTTTGTTAGACCCATACTAACATATTAATATAATTTTATGTTAAAGAAATACCTAAGTCCCCTAATAGGTCGTCTAATCCCATATCGTCATCGTCGTCATCATTACTATATTGAGACATGGCATCAT